TGACGCTGATCGGCCCGCTGGTGGGCCGTCCGTGGCTCCTGACGCCGGTTAACGACAACGATGGCGAGGCCGCTTCAAAGCCTGCGGCTCCGGCGGGTTCTCGTCACGACGCTGAGAGCTGACACAGAGCTCGTCGCCATCGGCGAGACGCCCATCAGCGCCGGCGACCCCATCCGCGTCTATGGTCGCCGTTCGCCGGCCGAGTTGGTGTGGCCGTTCATCCGCGTGAACATCACCGACGAAGGCCCGCTGCGGAAGGGAACGCAGCCGCGCGTGACCGTCCATACTTTCTCGAAGGCGCAGTTCGACGACGAGGTCGAAACGATGAACGCGAGGCTGCAGGCGATCCTCGAAGATGCCGTCCTCGAGCTGTCGCCGAGCGCCAAGGCGTTCATGAGATGGGTCTCGACGCAGACGGTTCCCGACGCGGCCGAAGCGGACGCCTGGCACGGCCTCAACTCGTTCAGCGCGAGCATCGGCTAACGAACCTACAAGCAGGGCGGCGCGCTCGCTAATCTTGCCGCTGACGAACACCGCCGAGAGGCGGCGTGGCCCGTGATGGAGACTTGGCGATGGCGCAGCCCGACATTATCCGCGGCACTTACTTCGTGCTTGGCTCAGGCAACGGAGGAAGCCCGGAGACGTTCACGGCGCTCTGCGGCATCACGACGAAGAGTTTTTCGCACCCGCGCAACACGAGTCCGCAGTTCACGCGCGATTGCGCTGTTCCGGAAGACATCCCCGTCCAGCGGCTCATCATCACCGGCGAGTCCTGGAAGCTGACCGGCAGCGGCGTCCTCAACCGCGCCAACCTCGCGACCATCCAGGCGCTCGACGACAACCTCACCCACAATTGGCGCTACTGGTTCACCGAGCCCGCGACCGATCTCGTGTTTCAGGGCTACTACCAAGGGCCCGCCATCATGACCGATTTCTCCATCACCTCGAGCGACGACAATTTCGCGCAGATCTCGCTCACGCTGGATTCCGACGGCGCGTGGGCGTGGACGACCGTCTAAGCCACGCATGATAGCCAATTCCATCGAGCTCGAGTTCGGCGATGGCCAGTACACGTTCGCGCTGCCGCTCGTTCAAATCGCCGAGCTGCAACGCAAGACCGGCATCGGCATCGGCGGCCTCTACGCCCGCGTCACCAAGGGCGCGCAAGTCGTCGGCGAGAAGGTCTATCTGAACGCTGGCTCGGCCGAGTTCTACGCGCTCGACCTCATCGAGACGATCCGCCACGGCCTCATCGGCGGCGGCAAGGGCGTGGTGAACGGCGAGGAAGTCGAAGTGACGCCGATCATTGCGAACCGGCTGGTCGACGCCTACGTGCTGGGACGGCCGCTGCAATCGGCGTGGAACTTCGCCGCCACGATCCTCGGCGTCTGCATCGTCGGGTTCGACCCGCCAAAAAAAGACGAGCCCGCCAGGGCGCGGGCGCCTCGAAGGAAGAGCAAAAAGATGGTCGCCTAGACTTCGACAAGGCGCTCGCGAGCTGCGCCATGATGAACATTCCGCCGAGCGAGGCGAAGCAGCTCTCGCTCCCCGAGTATGAAGGCATCCTCTACCACTGGAACCAGGCCCATAAGGTGGGCGAAGTCGATGCTCCGGACCCGGACATCGTCATGCCGATGATCGACCGCATCAACTCCGATCCCAAGCTCTTCGGGCCGACGCCCGAGCCCGTCGAGGCGTGAACCTACAGACGGCCCAAGCGCCTCCATAGACTGCCGGCATGGCATTCGAAGCCGACAGGGTCGTGGTCAGCCTCATCGCTGACAATTCGCAGTTCGATTCGAACGTGCAATCGTCGGCCGAGATCTACGACGAGAGCATGGACAACATCGTCGAGGCCGCCGGCAACGCCGAGAAGGCGCACAGCCGCATGACGCTGTCGATGAACAACAACCGCATCGCCATGCTCGAATTGCAGCACGTCGTTCGCGGTTCGACGGATCAATTCGCGGCCGGCGCTCCGCTGACTCAGATCTTCGCGCAGCACATCGCGTCCATCGGCGAAGCCGCGGCCCTTTCAGGGAGCGCGCTCGGCAAGCTCGGCGAGTTCTTGTCGGGCGGGTGGGGCCTGGTGATCACCGCCTCCATCGGCATCATCGCCACGCTGATTTCGAGGTTCCACGAAGAAGGCGACACGGTCGATAGTCTCGTCGAGAAGCTGCAAAAGCACCACGATCAGACGGAGTTGAACGCGCAGGCAGAGGACATCTGGTCGCATTCGATCGACGGCGTTATCGAGAGCGAGAAGAAGCTCGCGGACCAGCTCGACAAGAGCCTCACCATCCAGTCTGTTGCGCAAAAGCAGGCCGTGTCCAGTGCGCAGGCGCTTGTCGCGCTCCGCGCCGTCCAGCTCGCGAAGGCAGAGGATGAGTTTCCCGTTGGCGACAAGCGGCTCACGAAGGCGCAGGAGGCGTTCCACGACGCCGTCCGTATCATGCAGGACGACATCCTGAAGCTCGGCGAGCAGGAAGGCCAGGCGCTGTCCGATCTCGGCGCACGGTCGCAGGATTGGGCCGATATGCAGACGGCCATTCTGCGCCGACTGCAAAGCATCCACCCGGAACTCACCCAATCGTCCGGCGCTCTCAATGCCGCCTTCGACCTAATGAAGAAGGCGGTGGCCGACGCCGCGAGCGCGAACGTGCCCTTCGACAGCGTCACGCGCCAGGTGGACGCGCTCAACCAGCGGCTCGCGGAATCGCCGAGCTTCATCAACGACTACATCGCCAACCTCAGAAAAATGGCGGCGCAGCTCGAGGCGACGGTGGCGACGGCGAAGAACGCGCCCAAGGCGATCGAGGATTTCAAGAAGGCCGTGTTCGGCGCTGAAGGCACCGGCCCCAACCAGCTAGGCTCGTCGGCGGCCGGCTTCGGCCAGTTCATGCCCTCGACGTTCGAAAGCTATTTCAAGCAACTCTATCCCGCACAGGCGGCGTCGATGACGAACGAGCAGATCGACGCGCTGCGTAACAACCGCCAGATCGCGGAGTCGGTGATCGACGCCGCCACGAAGGATTATGTGAAGGTTCTGCAGGCCGCCGGCCAGCAAATCACTGAGGCCGCGCTCTACACGGTTCACTTGCTCGGCGCTCCGGACGCTCGCAAGTTCTTCGCTGCATCGCCGGGTACAGACACGAGCTCGTTCCTCAGCGCCGGCGTCCTCGCCGGCAACCCGTTCCTCCGCGGCACTGTGGGTCAGGCGAGCGCAAACATCGCGCAGCGCATCGGCGGGAGCAACAGCGCCGTGTCGCAGGGCGCCACCGCGCTTCAGGAGGAGCTGAACAAGGCGCTCGCCGAAGAGGAAAAGCAGCACGAGCATGTCCTCGACCTCATCTCGAAAGAGGTCGACGTATCGAAGGACCTCACCGACGAGACTCGCAAGCAGGGCAGCGTTCTGGTCGAATTGCCGAAGGACATAAGCGCCGCCGCGACCGCCGAGGCGCAGCTGCGCGAGCATGTGAAGCGCACGGCAGACGAGATGGAAGCAGCCAAGCGCGTCGGCGAGGAGCTGGTCGACGACGTCCTCGACCCCAGCAACTGGGACAATTGGGGCGATGCGGCCCATCGAGTCATTCATGACGTCATTGCCGAGTTGTTCACGCTCGCCGCCATCAACCCGCTCAAGAACATGCTCTTCGGCTCCAATCTGCCGACACTTACCGGAGTCCTCGGGAGCCTGTTCGGCGGCGGCCAATTCGACAGTCAGGCGTTTGCGCTCACCGAGGCGTCGAACGCGACCGCGCTCGGCCTTCCAGCCGACTTCTTCAGTCATCACGCCAGTGGCGGCTCCGTCCGCGCCGGCGTTCCCATCATCGTCGGCGAGCGGGGGCAGGAGCTGTTCGTGCCGTCGCAGTCTGGAACCATCGTTCCCAACAACCAGCTCGCCGCGTCGCCGTTCGCGGCGCAGTCGATGGTGAGCGTCCTCATCGAGGCGAGCCCTTATTTCGACGGACGCGTGATGGACGTCACCGGGCCGGCGATCGCCTCGGCCTCCGTCCGCGCGGCTCAGGGCGGCTCGGCGCTCGCCCGGCAGGATCTTGCGCGCCGCCAGCTCCACACCTTGGGATAAGGAACGATGATCGACCTTCCCGATCATGGCTACGTCAGCTGCCAGGTCATCCCGATAGACCCCGCCGGCGTCATCGACGGATCGCTTGGCGGCCCGTCGGATATCATCGACCGCCCGGGCTATCGCTATTCCGTCCAGTACACGCTGCCGGCTCTCGGAACATCCGAGGACGCGCGGATC